GAGCTGAGGCCGCTGCAATGGGTCGAGCAGTTGCAGCTGCGCCATGAGCCGCTCGTGTTCTGACTGATTGGCACACAGGATGGTGAGGCCACCATCAGCAACGGCCGCCAGCGGATCAAGACTCCACAGCAGAGAGGCTCCCCCCAGCATCAGAACCCGATCTGTGCGTTGCCATGCCAACCCTTGCCAGAGGCGTTTGCGCAGGCGTTGAAGCCGTTCGCCGTCTTGGCTCAGTTGGCGTTGCAGCCAGCGCTCCAGATCTGGAACTTCGGGCCCACTGCTGACCAGTAAAGGGTGTTCATCCACGGCTTCCGCAGCGGCGGCGAGTTGGCCCAGCACAGGCCGATGGCCGCCCCGGTGGCGTTCTCGCTCGCGGCGAGCCTGAACGCAGCGTCGGGGCCCGTGCCGACCGCTTCCTTGATCCTGTCCTTCGCGTCGCCGTCGTCGCCCTCAAGCCCCGCGCTGACCGCCGAGACGAAGAACGGATCGGAGAACAGCAGCGAGTAGAGCATCCCGCAGCGGGACGCACGAGGCAGGCGCCACGTCAGACCACCGGCCTCGAAGTAACGGCTACTCTTCCGGCTCATCCTTGCCAGCCTTCCCGGCCGCCTTGGGGGCCTTGACCGGCTCAGGCGGCAGCATGTTGCGAATGTGCAAGATGCACTTCTTGCGCGAGATCCAGTGCTGGCCTTCAAACCAGCAGTCCGGCCCCCGCTGCGACTCCAGCCGCGCCAGTTCGGCGCGCAGCCGCTTGACTCGGTCGGCGACCGGCATCAGGTCGTGGTGACCAGGGACGGGCGCGTCTCGTACGCGGTGAACGAGCAGTTGACCGTGGTGGGGTCGCCCTCGCTGATCTCGCCCGTAATGTGGACGTTGTCCAGCACCAGCGTGTAGGTGTTGGTCCCGTCGTTGGCCCGGTAGCGCAGCATGTAGGTGTACACGTCGGGACCGTCGTTGGTGCTCGTCCAGTTCGCGACCACGTCGGACGAGGCCGTCCGCAGGAACGTCTGGGTCGCCTCCGCATCCGACGCGCCGCCGAAGTCGCGGAAGTAGAGCGAGAACGACCCGGTGATCTCCTGATCGTCGCCAGCCCGCAGCTTCGGGCTGGAGCCGAACGAGCCGCGATCGCGGAACACGTTGACCGCCTCGCCGTTGACGCTGACCGACCAGTCGCCAACCTCGCAATCGATGGTCAGAATCGACTTCATCGCCACATCGTCGCCGGTCGAAGCGTCAAACGCGCCGTCTTCGCCGATGCTGATCGCGCCGTCGCGCTTCGTCTTAACAATGCCGGAAAGGGCCATGTTCCTACCTCACTCTAGTTCGGGTTCGATCGCGGCGAGGCCGACGAGCCCGCTCCGCCGAGGATACACGCATCAGCGCGCGGCGGACACCGCGAAAAACAGACAGATTCCGCGCGGGCTTGTCACCCGCAACCATTCCGGCCAACTCCGTAGCCGCAACGATGTCCTGCGCGCGTCGGGCCGCCGAGCGTCGCACCAGCGCCGCAAGGTCCGCAGACAGCGTGCCCTTGTGCGTTCGGCGGTCCTCGCTGACGGCGGTCTGGAACTCCGCCACGAGCCGCAGCGCCGATGCTTCCCAGAACTCCCGCAGCGTGTCCCACGACTCGCCGTCCTGCCCGCCGGCCGGGTGGACGTAGCCGGCGTATTCGACCGGGTTGCGGAGTATGACCACAAGCCCCTGGGTGAACGACTCCCACATCGTGAACGAGTGCCCCGTATCCCGAGGCCACACCTCGATCAACTCCTCGCGCCAGTCGTCAATTAGCGCATTGATTGCGTCCTGCAAACGACTCTGCAGCAGCGGGGACAACTCAGGCAGCGACACCCCGAGGCGCGCCCCGAAGTCGTAGGAGTATTCGATCGGGCGCGGATCACTCATCGGTCATCGACTCCCGAGTGCTCTTGCCCAGGCGCTTGAGCGTTTCAGCGCCACGCTTGCGGAACGCGCCGAGGGCATCGCGCACGGCCTGCCCTTCGGGGTCGCCCACCTTGTGGATGTACTGCGAGTAGAACTTGCCTTTGATCCGAGCGTCGTTGAACAGCCGCAGCGTCGTGCCCTCAAGTTCCATGCGCCATGCATTGATTGACCGGCCGGACTGCTTCGTCCCCTTGTTGTTGACCCGCGGCTTTGCTGGCAGGAACGCATTGCCCGCACCGTCGTGGCGAACGTACTGGTTTTTTCGGATCGGAAGGAACCGCTTGCCGACCGGCCACAGACCATTTCCCGGCCACGCCAACTGACGCCGGACCTTGTTTCCGCTTCGGCTCGTACCGTAGCCGGTCAAGTCCTCAAAGAAGCCAAGGGCCAACTCGCCCAACTCGGCCTCGATCGAGCCCGGCAGGTCGCGGCGAACTTCGTCTAGCCGGTCCCTGATTGCCTTGAGCCCGCGCGCTTTGATCTTCGCCTTTGCCATCACGACACCGTCAGGTCAAACAGGCTCGTCCAGCGCGTGCGGCAGTCGAAGAACACCCACTCCTGCGCGTCGTTCTGCGACTCCGTGGCGCCCAACCACACGCCCTCAAAGCCGAGGGGCGAGCCGCTGACGGCCGATGCGTGCGTGGCCCGGTGCGCTCGATCGAGCACGTCGCGGGCGTCTAGGCGGTCCGTCTCGCGGAACCCGGGGCGAAGTCGAAAGGCAAACCGAATCGTCGTCTCGGCGCGCACGAACGCCTTGTCGGTCGCCCCTGCGCGCACGTCCCCCGGCGCGTCCTCGCTGAACTCGCCGATCGAGTAATAGGACTCCGCCTTGCCTTGAGGCCCGTCGCGCACGTCGATCCGGTCGGTGTACGTCGCGCCCGTGACGGTGCCATACAGCGACTTGACGCCCGCAAAGACTTCGCGCCGGGTCTTGGGGGCCCACGCCACGGGTCAGTCCTCGGTGCCGATGCTGGGCCAGTAGTCCATGCGACTGGCCGCAAGCCACACGCCAGGCGTGCCGGCCGACCCGCGCTCGTCGGCGTCGGGGAACCCGTCGGCGTCCTCGTCGTAGGTCCAAGTGATCTTGTCCCACTCGGCCTCAAGCAAGCCGGCGTAGTGCTCGGCTAGCTCCTGATACCGGCCACCGGCCCCGACGCTGCTGGCCGCGTCCATGTAGACGAAATACAGGGCCTTGTAGACCTGCAGGTCGTACAGCGCGAACGAGTCCAGCACCAGCCACGGGGCGCGACCGTCCCGAAGGATGCGGCGCACAATCGATTCCCACCCGCGGCGCAGGTACACCGAAAGGTCGGTTGGGCTGAACGACGAGCCCAACTCCTGATGGACCTCGGTCAAGTCCGCCTCGGTCGCGGGCGCCTTGAGTTGCCAGCGCACAAGGTGGGCGGCCTCGACAAACGTCCGATCGACACCGTCGCCGAAGTCCAGCGACCACCGGACCTGATACAGGGTCGACAGCGACAGCGTGACGGGCACCGACGCGGCGGGGATGGTGTACGTCGCCTTGCTGGACGCAACGACCACAGCGGCGCCGTCGACCACCTTCTGGCCGTTCTGGTCGTACACGTCCACCGTGCCGCTACTCGGCGCCGCGATGTCGCCGGCCGAATCGTAGATCGCGCACTCGATCGCGTTGTCGCGACCGCGCGTGATGAACTGCGGAAGCTTCGCGCGCAGGCTGTAGACGGCGTCGGCCATCAGTCCTCCCGCCAGTCAACCAAGGAAACGGCGCCCCCCTGGTCTGGCACCGAAACGCGCGCGGTAGGGTCGCCGCGCCGAGTGCGCCCGATCCGCTCCAGCGCCGACGACTCTGCAGAACTCGGGTCGCTGGAGTTGCGGACAAGCCACACCGCAGCCGCCGAAGCCACAGCCGGGGGGATCGGCTCGCCCGAGTCCCGAAGCGCCTGGGCCACGTCCAGCGGGTTGCCGCTGCACTCAAGGAGGCTGCTCATGCGACCACCTGCCGGATCTGGATCCGCTCAATGCGGCCGGCAAAGTCTGCGATCGCGGCACCCTTGCCGAAGTCGATTCGAATCCGCAGGTCGGAGATTCCGGGGATCGGGGTGAGTCCCTGCACAGACCAATGCGACGTGGAGTGAATGTTCGCCGCCGCGTCCGAGGGGCCTGCAAGCGCGCCGGCGCCGTAGTGCAGCGTGGTCACAGGGCCGAAGGCCACGACCCCGAACCAGTCGTTCGACCCCCAGGAAACGCCGGTAGCGACCGTGCGCGTGGCCACGTTATTTTTAAAGCCCACCAACTGCTGCGCGCCCGAGAAATACCGCCAGTAGCCGCCGCTGCTGTACATCGATGCGTTGTCCGCGGCCTTGACCCGCAAGATCAACTCGTGCCCGGCCTCCGACGGCCCCGTGCCTGCGACTTGGATCGCAACGTAGAACAACCCCAACGCGCCCCAGGTCGTGTAACTCGGGAGGTCGTGGATGTTGATCTCCATGTAGGGCGCCGTCTCGGTGCTGGCGTCCACCTCGCCGGAGTTGATGTCGAACACCAGCCCGGTCGATCCATCCAACTCCATCTGGTCGGCGTTGGCCATGTTGCCGAACGTCCACGAGGCGCCGCCGATCGCGTAGTCGCCGTTCCCGCCGGCCTGCATGTCCTGCGCGCTTTCGCTCGCCAAGTCGGCGTCGTACAAGACCTTCTCGCCCTTGTCCGTTGCCGTGCGGGCGTTGGCCGTCAGCGCGACCGACTTGATCTCAAACGTCGTGCCGCTGACGTTGGCGTAAGTGACGATCCCGACGTAGTGCGAGCCGCCGACGGTCGCCTTGAAGTCGTTGCTGGTCGCGTTGTGCTCGTACTCCACCCCGCCGTGGGTGAAGAACATGCGGCACTTACCGTCGCTGTCGACCTGCAGGCGGGCCTTGAGCGTGGCGCCCGATGCGTAGGAAACGAAAGTGTCCGTGTCCGTCTCGGTGGCGCCGTTGAGCCCAGAGAGGTGGCAGCGCGGATTGGTTGATGTCGTGGAGCCCAACCGGCCGAAACCGCTGTACATGGCCGGCGTATCGACCGACACCGCGGCTTCCTCCTGCCATGCGGCGACGCCGATGCAGAAGTTCCCCGACCCCGCGTTGCTGATCGAAAACTCGACCTCGATCGAGAACTCGCCGTCGATCTTCTCGGGGTAGCGAACGTAGGTGCCGCCGTTGTAGTGGGCGTCGTTGCACAGGCCCCAATCCTCGTTTCCGATGGTGCCGGCGTTCTGGACGATACTGACCTTGTCCCCGTCGTCTGAGAACGAGGTCATCCGGGCGTTGGCGTCGCCGACAACCCAGCCCTCTAGCCCGGTCGCGTCCAGCACGACCCCGTCAAGGAAAGACGAGGGCGTGCCGGACGACGGCGACTTGGTGACGTTGATCGCCTCCCAGGGGGACTCGACGCCTGCGGCCTGGACCTTGATCGCAGGCATCAGAGCGCCCCGTAAGCGCACCCGCCAGCGTTCGGCGTTCCGGTGTCCACCTTCACATCGAGCGTCATCGTCCGGCCCTTGGGGATGGCGATCGGGATGATCGCGCCGGCCGACGCCGCGACGAACTCGCCGCTAAACGTCGTTCCGCCGTCGAGGCTCATCTTGAACGTGATCTTGGCGACGCCGCCGTCGACCCAGAGATCGAACCGGGTGGCGTTGCGTACCTCGATGTAGTTGCCGGACCCAAGGTACGACGTGGACAGCGCGAGCGACTGCAGCACGGACGCAACCGGGTCGCCTCCGTTAACAATGGTCAGAGCCATGACGGCCTCCCAAACTGCGCCTTAGCGCTCCTGCCAGACCTTGATGTAGTCGATCAGGATGACCTGCTCATCGGCCCCGGCGTCGCGCTGGTAGGCAACGATGGGCTGGAGGTTGCCCGACAGCGCGCCCGCGTCGAGGTCGCCGATCAGCACGCCGTCCTTGTAGAACTTGATGGCGTCGAGGTCCGAGCCCTCGATCCGCAGGATGGCCCACGAGTCGTTGGCGAGGTCCTGCCCCACGTCCTCGTCATCGTTGTCAGTCGCGCCGTCGTCCGTCTCCAGCAGCAGCGCGGTGTCGGCGCCCTCGACGCGGAACCATGCGTGCTTGGCGACGCTGTCAAGCGTCGCGTTGTAGGCGCTGGCGAGGCCAATCACCAGCCGCTCGTCGGCGGTGAACGCGGTGTCATCGGCGTACTGCACCTGCACCCGCGCCTCGAACACGAAGTTCTTGGTGGAGTCGATGACGAGGTGATCGCCGAAGTCGATGCGCGCGGTCTGGGCCTCGGACTGCGAGTCGCCGCCGAGCTTGAACTGCCCGCCCGCGGCGTTGGCGACGAAGTCGGCAACCGCGGTGCCGGCGCTGTCGGTGATCGTGGCCGTCCACGGGACGATCGGAGTGTCGCCGTCGGCGGCGTTGAAGTCCTCGACCAGCGACCAGCCGGCGTCGACCGGGGCGATGAAGTCGGCAGCCTCGCGGCTGTCCAGGGTGGCATCCGACACGAGGACGATGCCCTTGGCGGACATCTCCTTGCGGATCTGCGGCTGTGCAAACTTGCGGTCGTTGGCGTCCATGTTCTCTCCAGCCCCGAGGGGCAGCCCCGTAGGGCAGGGTTAGCGGCGCTCGTTGTCCTTGCGCCGGTCGTACTTGATTGCCTGTTCGCGGGCGATCCGCTTCGCGCGCTCGCGGCTCTCGCCGCCGTCGCGCAGTCGCCTCTCGAACCGCTCCATCTTCTGGCGGGTGGCCTCGCGCTCGCCGGCCGGCATCAGGACGCCTTCCCGCGACGCTTCGGCGCCTTGTTCTCGTCCATGCAGTCGGCCAACGGCTTGCCGGCAGCCATGGCCCGGTAGCGCGCCTCCTCCTCGGCGATCTGCTTCGCCGGGGCGTTGCGGGCGCGCAGCCCCTCGATCTTGCGGTTCTGCCGGTCGAGGAACATCGCGCGAAGCGCCTCGGGCATCGGAGCGACCACGCCGGCATCGACAAGGTGCCGGGCGAACGCGCGGGCGTCCTCCGCGTCGTGCTCCCACATCACCCGGTTACCGACCACCGTGGGGTTCTCCCACATCGTGAAGTGATGCTTGCGGTTGGCGTCGTTGGTCACCTTCCGCAGGTAGTTCTTCCACTTGCCGAGCCGGTTGTCGCCCAGCGAAAGCAGGACCGAGCCCCGCTCGTTGAAGTGGTTGCGGAGGATGCCGATCCCGCCGCGGCGGTCCGTGCCGTTCACGCCCGGCATCTTCTGGACGCTCAGGGTGCCGGGCAGGAACTCGCCGGTGTCGTCCACGAAGTTCCAGTGATCCGCGTGGTGGACCAGTTCAAACTCCGGGTTGCCGGGCATGACCTTACGCGAGGGCCGCGAAGCCTCCACGCTCTTGTCGACGGTCACTGTATCGATGTTGAATGCCACTAGGGGCCTCCTGTCGAACCCGGCTAGGCGGGCCCCGAGACAACCCCGGGGCCCGCCTCAGTCATCAGGCGTCGGTCGTGATCGACACCATCCGGTTGGCCTCCATCAGGGCCACCGCCGGGTAGTAGTGGACGGTGTAGGCGGTGGTGGCCGCCGTGCCGGTCCGGTCGATCTCGATGATCGCGCGGACCGCACCGGGGACCTGAACCACGCCGGCCACGCCGGGGATGTTGCTCAGGTCGAGTTCGCTGAAGCCGAAGGCGCCGCGCGCGAACATCGCGCCCTGACGGTCGGCGCCCATGTTGGCCGTGGCGACCTGGGCCGACGAGTAGAAGTTGACGTTGTGCCAGGACCCGAGGAAGCCGGGCGACTTGGCGCGCAGCATGTCGTCGGTCGGGGCCTGGAACTGCGCGGCACCGCCCTCGCTGCGGAGCGAGGTCTGGAAGTCGCTGACCTGCGCCTGGTGCAGCACGCAGTCGAAGGGCGCCTCGTTGAGGTCGTCCTGCAGCTCGAAGATCGCCGAGTAGATGTCGGTGACGGTCAGGTCAGCGCCCGAGGTGCCCACGTTGGCGCCGGCCGAGGAGAACAGGCCGGTGACCAGCGTCGAGCGGGTGCGGGCGATGGCAGCCGCGGCGTCGTCGGCGATCAGGCCCTCGTTGTACTGACCCGGGCCGCCGGTGGCGCGGAACAGGTCCGAGAACTTGCGGACCAGCGCGTAGCGGGCGTGGGTCAGCGTGATCTGGTTGCTGGTCGGGTCGGTCGCAGCGACATCCTCGACCTCGGTAGCAGCCGCCGACAGGTCGTCGGTCAGCGTGACGGCGCCCATCTGCGAGACAGACGAACCGTTGCCGCCGGGGCCCACGTCGATGCCGAGGGCGAACAGGTCGACCTGATCGCGGAGGTTGATGTGGAGGAGGCCGGTGGGGACCTCAGCGAGGCGCAGGTTGGCGCCGAAGCCGGAGTAATCGATGGTCACAGTTCACCCCTTATAGGTGTCTGTGGCCCGCTGATTACGCCCTTATCGCTGGCGACCCGGATTGCGGACCGGGTTATTGATACGCAAGGGTAGGCATAGCCGCTTCCTTGCGTCAAGCAACTATCGCCGGGAGCCGTACTTCTTTCGCACGGCGTCCGGGTCCGCGTTCAACTGCGCCCAGAAGTCAGCGCCACCGGGCGGGGCCGGGGCAGGGACCACGACCTTGCGATCCTTCGGGACCTTCGGGGCGGCGTCGTCGCCGTTGACGGAAGGGGCGGGCGGGGCCGCATCGGCGGGAGGCGCAGCCTCGCCCGGCTTGGGCTCTGCAGCGGGGGCCGGCGTGGCGACCTCGCCCGACGCAAACGGCTTGAGGTACGACCGCCCCTCGGCGGCCTCCGACGCGAGCCAGTCGGCGAACGGCTTGGACTCGCCGTCCTGCTGCGACCGCTCATACTTCATCCACACGAAGTCCCGCATGTCGCCATCGGTAATCCGCAGCGAGTCGCCGGACAACATCGCAAGATTGGCGGTTGCCCGATCCTTGTACGCCGCTAGCGACGACTCGGCCTTGGTGGCGCGGTCGCGCAGGTCGTCCACCTCGGACGCGGCGGCCTTGAAACCCTCGGCCGACTTGCTCAGTTCGGCGTGCTGGCCCTGCAGCGTCGTCAACTCACCGCGCACGGTGGTCAGTTCCTCGCGGGCGGTGGCAAGCGCGGCCTCCGCCTGCCGCTTCGCCTCGCGCACCCGCTCCAGTTCCTTACGCAGCCCCTCGGCCGCGGTGGCGTCGTCGCTCATTTCATCCCCGTTCGTCGGCGGCGTCCATCTGCCGCACGATCTTATTCGCCCACGACCGGCCCGCATCGCCGCCCCAGAGCAGCCACGCGATCCGACCCTTGTCCGTGCTCTTGTTCTTCTCGTGCCGAGCGAAGAACGCCGACATCTGCCGCACGACCCGGGGCGATACGTTGCCGCCCTTCTTCAACTGCGACGCTCGGGCGACCCCCGAGCCGATGCCCTGTTTGCCGGCCTCGCGGGTGGACAGCCCACCCTTCTTGCTCTTGGGCGCGGCCTCGCGCATTCGCAAGCCGCGATCCGCAGCCTCGCGCACGCCCTTCGGCGGGGCGAAGTCGATGTGGTCGTACTTAGCCGGCATCCGGCGGACCGCCCGTCACCTGGCGCACGCGCTCCTGACGCGCCTGATCGTCCCACTTGGCGATCAGCGCTTCGGCCTGTGCCTCGTCAATACCCATCGTCTCGGCCACGTTCCACACCCGCGACGGGCTCACGCCCAGGTCATTGAGCGCGGCGATTCGATCCTTCACCGCCTCGCGTTCCTCGCGGGACAGCGGTAGCCCGGGATAGGTCACCGACCAGCCGTCCTCGGGCAGCGACCAACCGCCGGAGCGGTTCAGCAGCGCCGCCGACTTCCGCAGCAACTCCTCGTCGCCACGCTGGAACGCCGGAGCCTGACGCGCCTGCGACTCGCGCACGGCGGCGCGGTCTAGCTCGATGGCGAACCCGGAACGCTGGCCGCCGACCGAGCGCGCCTCTGCGCCACCCGCTAGGCCCAACTCGGCGAGCAACGAGTCGACGTATTCCTGGATCGCCATCTGCAGATTCGACGGATCGCCGCCCGCCTGCCACTGCCCGAGTTGTCCGGTCTGCCCGCCGCGCGTCGAGAGCATCAGCAGGGACGCCGGGTCCATCGCGATGTGCCGCCCGACCGAGGACGCGGGATCGTCGGCCGGAACCGACTCCAGGCCGACCGGGTAGACGTTGACGCCGTACCGCTGGGGCCACGACGCATCGAACAGCATGTGGTGCCAGAAGTGCCACGCTTCCGCGACGAGGTAGGTGGCCTCGATGATCTCGCACCCCTCATAGGGCGAGAACAGCATCCCGCACCGCTCAAGGTGGTACATCTGCACCGGGATGAACGGCGCGCCGTCGGCGTATCGCTCAAAGTAGTTCGCCCCGGATGCGCCGTCGTTGGCGTCAAGCTCCAGCGCCTCCGCAGTCTTATCGACCTGCTCGGCCTTCGGACCCGACAGCAGCGCGCGCCAGTCGGCCATTTCCTCGCCGGACTGCGCGAGCAACACACGGCGTTGGGGCTCGGCCGGGTCGGCGATGTCCCACACGTCCCAGGTCCACACCGGCTTCGGCGAGAATGACAGCCGCCGGGGCGTCGCAACTACAACGGCGGTCGGCTCGTCCGGCCGGTCCGCGGCTGACTCGACGTGGACGCAGGACAGCGGGATATTCGTATACCGCAGCGAAGCCGGGTCGCCCTCGACCACGTCAACGCGCCGGGCGCCATCGCGCACGAGGTTCACCGACCGCTGCAGCCGGCGGCCCATCTCCCACAAGCCAGATTCACCCACAAGCGCGGTGAAGGCGTCGATCTGGTCGCCCTCGACTCCGCACGCAGCGCGGCCCGCCTTGTCGTAGAGCCGCGACATCTGCCGCGCGTAGGACGCTGCGAGGTTGTGCGCCGTGCTCGGGTCGCCCATGACGCGGCGACGGGCCGACTTGCTTGCGTGCCCGAAGCGTCGGTCTAGGCGCTCGTTCAGGTCGCGCATCCACGCGCCCGACAGCAGGCGCTCGCGGCGGCCGGCTTCGGCGCGTCGCTGGTCTGCTGCAGGCCCGCCCGGCAGGGGCGGCGCCATGCCGGGGGTGTAATCGATGTGCGTCGACACTCCGGGAATACTTGCAAGGCGCAAGCCGGGGCGCAACCACTACGTTTCAAAACGTCGCAACTAGGTCTTGACGGGCCTTGCCTGTAGGTCCGTCTCGACCCAGACCTCCGCGTGGTCGTGCGGGTTGTCCGGGTCGTAGACCACCCGGAAGACGACGGCCCCGGACTCGTCCACGAAGTCGACGCCGAGATGGGGCTTGGTCGCCTGCGTCGCGGAGTCCCACAGCAGGACGGGCGGACGGGCGCCGCCGTCGCGGCGGTTGTCGCGGATGGCGTTGGCGTTGACTGAAACGCGCTTCATGCCCGGAACCTTAGCGCGGCGCTCGGCATGATGTCCTCAAGCTGCTCGCCCGGCCCGTATCGCAGCGAATCAATCGCGTGCTTGCGGTCCTTGTCATTGCCGATGTTCGTGCCCTCCCAGCGGCGCACGCACTCTAGCAGGGTCGCGCACTTGCGCTCGATGTACAGCGCCTCGTTGCCGAAGGCGTAGTTGACGACGCGCGTCCCCCACTCGACGGAGCCGGCGCCCTTCTTGGGCGTCTGGATCGCGCCTCGGGGTAGCCGGAACTCCCGCTCGAACAACTCGTTGACGCGCATTCCGGGGTTGTCCCCCTTGCCGCTGGTGTTCACGTCGCCGACCCAACGATCGACCTGGGCCGGTGTCAGGCCGAACTTCGACAACAACTCGCGCAGGTGGCTGGCATCGCGCTCAACCGTGGTCGCCGCCGTCGATTCGTACTCGCCGACCACCCACACGCGGCGTGGGTTCTGCGTCCAGACGTAGAGCAGCCAGTATTCCGCGCCGGCTCGCTCGCCGTGGTCGCCCGCAAGGCCCACGCGCAAGTCAGCGCCCACGAGGTTCGGCAGCGATGCGAACCCGCGGAAGTCGAAGACCTGGGATTTGCCGTCGAAGTTCGCCAGCCGGCGCGCGCCGCTGATGCCTTCCCACCCGCCCGTGGTGCGCTGGACGCGCTCCCACTCCAGATAGACCGACATCTGCTCGGCGATGTCCTCGGCGGTTCGGTGGGGGCAGTCCTCGGTGTTCAACTGGATCACCGTCTGCGACCAGCCCGGATCGTGGTCGGCCTCGTAGCCGTCGGTTTTCTCCAGCTTGTGCCGGAGCCAGCGCAGATCCTGCGAGTTGTCGATCGGGGTGAACGTAAGCCACACCGGACCACGGCGGACGGCGACGCGGGACAGTGCCTCGCCCCAATGCGTCGCCCTCGGCGGCTCGTCCACCCAGAGCCAGTCGTAAGTCCCCGAGGCGAGGGCGATCACCGACTGCTTGCCCGACTTCGGGACCATCATCGATCCGTTGGCGAGCGCCACCATCGAGCGGCCCCGGTACAGGTAGCCCTTGCCTGGAACGTACTTGCAAGCCTCGTGCAGCACGCCGCGAGGCTCGATCTCGTGCAGCTTCTCGCTGATGACCGGCCAGTGCTCCTGCACGATCCCGCAGACGATCAGGCCGGTCGTCGGGCCCGCCTCGACCTTGCGGAACGGGTGCCGGCCGATGGCGTGCGCCCATGCCTCGCCAGCGCCGCACCTGGACTTGCCGACCTGATTGGCCGCGCGACACGCACGCTTCCGGCTCGGGTCCTCGTGAAACCGCCGCTGGCCCGGCGACATCCCGCCCTTGCCCGGCTCGCCGTGCCAGTACCATTCAAACGGGTCGTTAGCCGCTTCGGTTCGCTCGCGGATTGCTTGCAGGTGCGCGGCAGTCAGCACGCGCGAAGGGTAGCACGGTGAATATCGCGCGCGGTCGCGGGCCGAAAAGCGGCGTGATTCCGCGCCTCTTGAAATTAGTTGGAAGAAAGTACAGTCAGCGCCTTGTGCCCGTCTGATTCCGTGTTACGATTCTTTCAGTGGCCGGACGGACTGGCCCGGGAGACGAGACAATGAGCAACGACAACAACTTCCCGCCGACCACCAACCCCAAGCTGGCCGCCGCCCGCGAGCGCTGGGCCGCCGCCCGCGCCCGCCGTGATGCGGGCATCCCCCGCGCTCCCAAGTTCAACCCGGACGGCGTGTACGAGCGTCTGGTGCAGGCCCAGCGGCGGCGGGAGGGCATCATCTAGCACGAGCCCCCACCCACACCCCACCCCGTACGGTTCGGCCGACGGGGTTTTCGGGGTAGGGGCTCGGCCCCGGAAGGAGATGAGATGAACGACTACTACCTCAACGCCCGCGTGCGCCGCGTCAACGTCTACCGCGACGAGCGCGGCACCGTCCGAGGGCAGACCACCGACGGCCGCGTGCTCGTCATCTGGGACAGCGACCGCACCGAAACCCCCGAAGCCGTCGAGGCGCGCACGATCGCGCTTGTCGACGTGGAGACGATCTGATGAGCGACAAGAACACCGCCGTTCACCCGCGGCACAGCGTCGTCGGCTGGATGCCTGGCGACCGAGTCCGTTTTCGCCCCGAGCCCTGGGATGGCGCGGGCACGCTGCCTGGCACATGGCATACCGTGGTCGGGTTCGCCGACCCGGCCGCACATGGCGGCTCGTGCGTCTACGTCGTGCTCGACTGTGGCGGCGGGTTTCGCCTGGACCTGTTCGACGCCCACGAGCGCGCAGCCCCCGCCCCCACCCGCAAGCCCGGCCGCCCTCGCACCAACCCCGCCGGCCCGCGCGTTCGTCGCACGGTCACGGTCGACCCCGAGCTTGACGCATGGGCGGAGTCGCAGCCGGAGGGCCGCAGCGCGCTCTACAACCGGGCGTTGCGGCTGCTGGCGGAGTCGGGCCGGTAGCTGCCGACACAAAACATCGCCACCAAGGCCCCGGAGGTAGACACTTCGCAACATCGGCCCGCCCCGGCGGGCCTTTGTCGTTCTGGCTCCACTATCTCAGAAAAGTTTTACGATTCCCCTTGCGTCCGCTGAGTATCGTGTTATTGTTCTCTCACTGGCGGGGCGGAACCCGCCGAGGGAGACGAGAACATGAGCAATGCCAACACCATCCTCGCCCAAGACACCACGCGCACCATCGGCAACAACCCGGTCGCAACCTGCGAGTTCATCGAGGGCAACGACGGCATCACCACCCTCTGCTACACGCGGGTTGACGGCTCGGTCTACAGCATCGAGCGGGCGAACAACCTAGCCGATGCGGTCAAGCGGCAGATGATCGATTCCGGCGCGTGGGCCGCTGTGTAGCCCCGGCCACG